TGTTGTTGCACCCTCGGCTCGTCGCCAAATTTCGCTTTGGGCAATCCCTCCAGCGCGCGCGCCTCGTTCGGCGCGTAGATGCCGCCCTGGACGCCGCGCGCGAGCGCTTCGATGCGATCCTTTTGCGCCGAGCGCAGCAGCACGTCGGTATCGAATTCGCAATACTCGTCCGGAAGTCCCTTGAGATCGAAGGTGAAGCCGAATGCCTCTTCGATGTGATTGAGCGCGAAGCCGAGCCCGGTCGAAATCCAGAACTGCATCAGAGCCTCGGTTGAATTCATGCCGCCCTGGACCGGCAGGCCGAGAATCTGCATCGGGATGCGGAAGGCGAGCGCGATATGCTCCTCGGCGATCTTCAGGACTTCGGCGAGCTGCGCGTCCTTGCCGTGAAGCGACCACGGCTGCACTTTCAGCCCGGCGGTCAGAATAGGCGTCTTGCCGACGGCAAGGCCCTTCGATTTCTCATCCCAGCGATCGGTCAATGCTTGGACTTGATCCTTATCGAGCACCAGATCGGTCTGCAGGACCGCGCTCGGGCGCGCTTGGTTCCGATAGAAACTCAGCTGCTGCTGATTGATTGCCTCGCTGACGCTGACGTCGCCGAGCGCCGCCAGCAAGGGGGATTGTCCCCACAACGGGAACGGAAACCGCCGGCTGCGGTCGGCATGCAGCCGCACGTGAAGCACGTCGCGCTGCGGGACGACCAGCGCCTCGTCCTCCAGCCGGCGCTCGATGATCTGATTGCCGGCGAGCCGATAGAAGACCTCGCCGTTGTAGGCGAGCTGCGGACGCGAGATGTAGGAATCCATCAAATGAAGTTCTGAAATTTCAAAACGATCATTGCGAAGGCAGAGGCAATATCCGTTGCCGTCCATGTAAAGCTGGCGCGTCAGATTGAGCATGAAATCCGAGATCGACTGATAGTCGTTCGGATAACGCAGAATGCGCGCGAGCGCCGAATTCTTGACGCGCTCGCGCCCGCCTTTGGAGTCGAGCCGCCAATGATCGCCAGGGCACATGGCCACAGTCTGGCTGTACGCGCCGACGCAGGCCTCGACCACCGCCGAGCCCGTCGACCACGGCAGGACGTTCTGCCCGAGCTGCCAGAAATTGATCGAGGAACCATCCGGCAGCCAGCCCCCGGAAATCGGCAGCTGATAAGGGCCCGGGCGAGGGGCGCCCTCGACCGCGCGCGCAACGGTTCGCAACGCGCCAGCAACCCGAGCGAGAGCGCCCATTCACTTATCAGCCCGTGGGCTTCGACGACGACTGCGATGGCGCCGGCTGCGCCTGCCGAGTCTTGTACTCGGCAGGAGAGCCCGGCTTTTTCGACTCGGGCTCAAGGTTCTTCCTATTCATGGCTATGTTCGGATCAAGGTCCGATCCGTCCGCCTCGTGTTCATGGAAGTGGGCGCCGAGAGCCGCAAGGTCGTTTTCTTCCTGCGTCGGCGTCGGCTTTCCTTTCGTGCGCTCGACGAAGTCCTGCCGCGTTTTCTCGGTGACCTTGCGCTCCTCGGTCAGCTGCTGCTTGGCGACTTCGTTCTCATGTTGCACTTGATCTGCCATTGGATTGCTCCTGTTGCGGGGGTGCGGTACGCTTGTGATGAGGCGGCGGCCGGATGCCATTGATGTCGTGAAACCCAACTGATCGGTGCGTCCGAAGCTCCGCCGCCTCACCCCAATCATCAAGACCAAGTCGTGCCGGTGGTGTAGGCGATGGTTCCGGCGCGCCGCTGGACCCAATTGAGCGGCATCACCATCCTTAAGGCGATGCTATCTGTCTGGAACAGCGAACGCTGCGGAGCAGCAACAACACCGGGCGACCCAGGACCAACAAGGTCCTGCGGATTTGTATCTTCCATATGTAAAGTTGCTTGGTCACTCAGCTCCAGCCGAGGTGCTTCACCACCAACTACAACAAAATCCGCGGCGTCGATCAGGATCATCGTCTTCGGCGTGACGGTCGCCGATGCGATGATCGGAAGGGTATTGAGCGTCCCGGTCTTGATCTCGTCGCGGAACGGAAAAATACCGGTGTTCGGCGCGCTCGCCAGCGAGGCGGCGAGGACGTCACCCGGGTTCATCAACCAAGCCGGCGACCTGATGTTGCCATACGTTCCGACCACCAGCGCCTGGGTCAGCGTCTTGATGTCGCCGATGAGCGCCGGCAGGCCACCGCCGGCGGTTGGCGGCGTCACCGTGAGGCCGTTCAACAAACCGGGCGGCCGGATGACGGTCGCCGGGTTGGCGTCCAACAACACATTGTCGATGGCGACGGCGGTGTCGATCTGGATAGCCTCGCGCAGCAGCCCCTCGATCGCCGGGATGCTGTGATCGTTCATCTCACGGGTCCAGACGGAAATCACGGCTACCTTCTTGGGCGTCAAGGTCTGCGAAGTGAACGCGCCTTGCCGCACCGGGATTGCCATGCCTTCACCAACAAACGAGCCGGCAATCGTTGGTGTCCTCGATCGCGTGGGAATGATGATGCGACCGGCGTTGCCGAAGTTGAGCGTGAGCCCCTTGGCGGACAGCCTCGGCAGGATGGCGTCGGCCACAAGTAGCTGCATGAAATCTGTATAAATTTGTTGGACCAGCTCTGCTGCCCATCCGACCACAGTCGTCATGGCCGGCGCCGAGGCGGCGCGCAGGACGACTTCGCACATTCCCTGCGTCACCTCGTCGTCGCCGTAGATTTTCCGCCGCACCTCGTCGACCAGGCGCCCGGTGGTCTTCATGAAATAGCCGACCGTCGCGGCGCGGATCAGATAGTCGAGCGGGTCGAGCTCCTTCTTCGCCGGCTTGCGCGCCGCCGGCGTGAACGCGGTGCTGCCGCGCGCCTTCTCGTTGATCGTGACCAGGGCGCGGCTGCCGTTGGCATTGCCGTTGTCGATGGTGCCGCCGAGCGCCGCTTCGGAGTCTTTGAGCGCGGCGTGCTGCCGCTCGATCTGCTTGATGTCGGCGTTGAACTTCTGCGTTGCCTCAAGATCGGCGTCGCTGACGTTGGCGTCATTGACGTGCTCGAGGTGGGTCTGCAAGGCGTCGCGCTTTTCGACAAGCTGCGCCTCCAATTCAGTAATGCGTTGAGCGAGCGTCGTCATGGCGCTGCTTCCTTCTGACCGAGATGTTCTGGCGTGCTTGCCGTTGAATCCGCGGCGCCTGACCTTGTCCCTGTTGCCATGCTTGGCGAAAACAAGATCGAGAGTCTGCGGGGAGAGATTGAGCGACTTGGCGATCGCCAAGGCGTTCGGGTTGGCGGGGACCGAAACCAGCGAGGTTTCGATCAGCTCCTGCCTGATGAAACGCTGACCGCCGTATGGGTTTTTCTTGTCGAGCGGTTCGCTTTCGAGATCGCGGAAGCCGACGCTGACGGCGCGGAGAATGCCGGCGTCGATCAGCTTCCTGATTTCATCGATGCGATCAGAGGTGCCTTTCGGCGCGAGCGTCAGCTTGCCGCGCAGGCCCTTGTCCTCGACGCGTAGATTGGACCATTTGCCGATCGGAAAATTCGGATTGTGGTTGAACAAGGCGACGGGGTTCTTGTTGAACGACTCGATGTCCCAGCCGTCAGCCGAGATCGTGTCGCCCATGCGATCGATCGACTCGTCGGACAGGATGAACTCAAGACCCTGAACATCCTCGGCGTGGGTCTTGCGCCGCAGCTTGCCGGCGCCGCGCGAGTCCCAGGACATCTGACAAAGCTCCTCGGCCTTGTCGTCGTCGACGTCGCCGCTGATCTCGTCGGTGCAGCGCTCCATGAAGTCGTCGCGGCTTTCATCATCCTCGGGATCGGGCACGTCGACATCGTCATCGCCGTTATCGTCGTCGTAGTCCTTGCCGCCCTTGTGCGCGTCGGCCCACATGTTCACGCAGGCGGCGGCCGCCTGCTCCTGCGGGCGCTTGGTGCCGCCGTTCTGGCCCATCATTTCGGGGACGCAGCGTCCCATCCAATCAGATTGAGTTTCATCCTTGCCTGGGCTGATAGGCATGGGAACCTCCGACTTTGATTGATGTGGTTTAGATGGCGTCGAGCTGCGCGAGCGCGCTATCCCAATCGTCGGCCGTCGTTTGCCGGCGCAGCTTGACGTTCGGATACCAGCGCGCCAGCCAGCGCCAGCTCGACCAGTGGCCGAGTAGCAGCTCGACGCGCGGATGGCCGATGGCGCCGGCGAGATGCACTGCGGCGGTGTCGACCGAGACGATCCGATCCATCGCCATCATCAGGGCGGCGCAGTCCGCGAAGTCACCGATCTGGTGGACGCGGACGCCGGCGGCCATTGCATCGATGTCGCCGTGCTTCTGCACGCTATGCAAATTTGCATCGCCGCCGCCGAGCGCGGCGACCAGGCGCTCGATCGGAATATCGCGGGGATAATCTCCCGGGCGCACCGTACTGGACAGCCACGCGATGCCGATATGCGGGCCGGGCCCGAGCTGGGCGCGCCAGCGCTCGACCGCTGCCGGATCGACGGCCAGATAGGCTCCGTGGCCGCCGACGCTCGCCGGCATGACCGACAGCATGTCGAGCACGTGCAGGATCGGAAGGACGAAATCGGCCGACACCGCCAGCCCGCCGGTGACCGGCGCGATTTGCTCGGCGAGCGATCGCAGCTCGTCCGGCACCTTCAGCATGACGTCGGCGCCGATCGCCATCAGCGTCGGCACATAGCGCAGCGTCATCAGGGTGTCGCCGAAGCCGTGCGCATGCAGCAGCAGCAGGCGCTTGCCGGCAATATCCTGGCCGTCCCAGAGCTTGAAGCCGGCCGACAGCGCCTCGGTCACGGCCGGGCGGGTGAACGGCGGCTGCCGCTCGCTTTGCCGATATTCCGAGAAGCCTTCGCGCCAGCGTCCGAGCGCCAGCAGGACGAGCGCGCGATTGAAGCGGGCGAACAGCGTCGGCGCGATCCGGATCGCCGCGTCGAATTCGATCAGCGCCTCGGCGTTGCGGTTCTCGCGGACGCAAGTCCGCCCGCGCTCAAAATGCTCCACGTATTCCTCGATGCTCGCCTCCCCCGGATCGATAACCCGGCGACTGACGGCCTTGCCGCCCTGCATCTGCAGGACGTCGCCCTCGGGCATCGCCGCCTTGTGGCCGTTGCGGCTGCGCACATCGAGCAGCTCGCCTCGAGCGGTCAGCCCGCGCCAGCCGTGCTCGGTCTCCTCGACCGCGATGATAGCATCGTCGGTCGGCAGATCGTCGGTGTATGAGGCGAGCTTCATTTCCAGGCTGGAGTCAGCCAAGCGACGGCGCGCGGGTCGCGCAGCGCCCAGGTCACCGGCCAGCGCATCTTCAGCGCCACCGTCTCGGTCTGGAAAAGGCTGCGCGCGGGCGCGGCCGGCGCGCCGCCGTTGACGATCGCGGCCGGCGCGTCGTTCATGTGGAGCTCGCCCGCATTCGCCGCCTCGACGTCCGGCGCGGGGCTGAGAGCCGCGACCAGCGCCTGCGGGGCGACGCAGATCAGATCGTTGCCGACCGCGTTGCTCGAAAACATCAGGACGTTCTCGGATTCCCGCACAAATCTCATATCCATCCCGGCGGCCCGTCCCGGCGCGGAGATCAGGATAAACGGTCCATTGCCAGAGACCGGCGCAACCGCGTTGATGAGCGTGGCGACATCCTCGAAGAACGCGGCGAAAGAATCGGTCGCCGCACTCGGCGTCAAAGCGGTGACGCCATTGCGCAGGCCGGCCGGCTGCGCTGGTGTCGCCGCCGCACTGCCGAACAGCGCAACGTCAAGCGCCGCCGCCGCGGAGCGCATCAGCACGTCGCCGACAAGAAATTCGGCGTTGCTGCTTTCGATCATCTCGCGAGTCAGGACGCCGATCGAGGCGAGCTTGTACGGCTGAAGGAGCGCCGCCGTCGCCGCGAACTGGCGCACCGGGATCGGGGCGCCTTCAGCGACGAAGCCCGCATTGCCGGCGCCGGCGACGAAAGCCGGCGCGCTGATCAGCCCATAGCCGTCGAAGGCGAGCACCAGCGAGCGCAAGAGCAGCTGCGCGCCGGCGGCGGCCGGGCCAAGACCAGTTAGACCGTCCCTGACGATCCGGTGGGCCAGCTCGGCGGCCCATCCCGCAACCGTTGTCATCGCGGGCGCGGTGGCGGCGCGGGTCAACAGGCCGCCCAGCGTCTTGTCGCTCGGCCAGAGCCAGGCGGCGATCTGGCTCGGCGGCCGATGCGTCGCGCGCGCGATCGCCAACGTCGTCAGCAGGCGCACGAACAGGTTGCCGCCCGGCGCCGCCGGCTCGCGCGCCTCGCGCTGCGCCTCGGCACGCGCGCGCAACGGCTCGACCATCGCATTCATGGCGTTAGTCCTCTTGATGTTCGAAAGGCGGGCGAGCTACGGTCGGGGCGATCGGGGCCACCGTCACAGTGAAAGCCATATGACTGCTGCCCCGATCGCGAGCCCGGCCGCGATACCTCTGATGCCCATTAGCATCGTGCCGGGCTCGCTCTTCATTCTTATTTGCTGGGCTGCTGTCCCTGCTGCTGCGACGGCGTCGGCGCCGGCACGTTCGGAATGCCCACGATCACCCAGCCGGTCGATGCGGACCAGCCGGCGTACCAATCGATGATCTCGGGCGGCTCTGCCGGTTTGATCGGGTCACCCCAGATTTGCGGCGGTGCGACACCGCCCCAGAACCCTAGCGGTGGCTGGCCTCCGGGCGCGATTGGGTGCGTCGGGAAACCCGGCCCCTGCGAGGGACCGCCGCCGGGCGCGATCGGGTGCGCGGGATGACCCGGGGACGGCCAGATTCCAGGCGGCAAGATCGGCTCGGACCAAATCCCCGGCGGGGGCTTCTCGGTCCCGGGCGGCAGCACGATCGGCGGCGTCGGGAACGGCTCATTCCCACCGCCCCAGATGCCGGGCGGCTGGCCGGGCAGACCCTGGTCGGGATGTCCGGGCGACGGCCAAATGCCTGGAGGTGCCCCGCCCGGCGCGATCGGGTGCGCCGGATGGCCGGGCGACGGCCAGATGCCGGGCGGCGAACCGCCGGGCGCGATCGGATGCGCGGGATGACCGGGATCAGGCCAGACTCCGGGCGGCGGACCACCGGGCGCGATCGGATGCGCCGGATATCCGGGCGCGCCCCCGCCGGGCGGCGTGCCGGAAATAGGAATGATGTAGGCGAGGAAACCGTCGCTCATTGTCTGCTCCATTTTTTTGAGATGGCTATGCCCGTGATTGTGGTTTCTGTTACTTGCAGTTTCGCTGCATCAACTCGGTGAAGAGCGCGTCTTTGCGCTCGGCCGCCTGCGAGATTTCGCGCAGCGTAAGCGTAAACGAGATGAGGAAAATCAGATTGATGACGACCAGCGCTAGCGCCAATGGCGTCTCGCGCAGGCTGGCGACGATGCTATTGGCCAGCTGCCGGACCATCAATGCACGACGCGAACGATGCCGCCGATGACTTCCGAGGCGATCCAGAAGGCAATTGCCAGCCAGCCGATATGCCAGACGCCAAACGTCTGAATTCGCGTCGCAATGCAGGCGATCACAAACGCGAATACAAGAAGGATCAAGCCGATATTCTGCATTGGTTGTCCCTCTCTTGCTTTAGCAGGCGGCTACGGTAACCTCGTGCCGGGTCGCGGCGTCGTGGAGATGCCACGGCTCAAGCGAGCCCGGTCACGATGTTCTTGATGCCCAATCCATGCATCGCCGGGCTCGCACCGTTTCACGTGAAACACGCAAGCGCCGCGACGCCAGGAGCCCGGCGGTGAAACCCATCCACGCGCCGCCGGGCTCCTTCTTCCTTCAAGCTGCTGCCGCCGCGCGGTTCTTGCGCCGTCGCGACAGCCAGCCCATCAGGCCGAGACCGCCGGCAAACAGCGGCAGCGCGGCCGGGAGCGGGGTCACGGCGATCTGGAAGTTGGACTGCCCGAGCGGGCCGTTGACGCCGCTGGCGCGGAGCTCGAAGAAGTAATCCACCCCGGATAGCAGCAGCGCGACGGTGTCGACGTGATTGTTGGCGGCGAAATCGGCCGTAATGGGCGTGCCGTTCACCGTATCGCGCGTGATCCGGAACACCTCCCCGATGAAGCTGGGGAATCCGTTGCGCGGGTTGTTGATCACGTCGACATTCACCAGCCCGGTGGTGCTCGGCGCGACGTCGAATTCCACCCAATCGTTGAGGAACGACGGGGCGGTGCTCGACTGCAGCGTACCGGCGAGCAAGGTCGAGGAGACCGCGCCGACCGTGCCTTGCGCCGGCGCAACGCCGGTGAAGGACAGATCGGAGCCCAGCAGATTGATCATGGCGGCATTGGCCGAGCCCATCATCAGCAGACCGGCAGCGGCAGCAAGTGCGAAGCGTCTCATGGGGTAGTCCTTCCTTTGGTTGCAGCGTGGAATTAGTCGTTCATCCCGTTCGATATAGCCACGAACAGCAACGCCAGAATGACGATGCCGATCGCGATCCAGAACCACCAGGCGTGGATCATCTTGATGCTCGATCGCAACGGCGCTAGCCTCGGACCGTTCCCCCGGGGATCAGGCTAAAACCGTGTAGATTGGTCCGGAAGCAAGCCCGGATGAACTTGCCCAATCGGCTTAGCGAAGGCCTCTCGCGATCAGCGCCAGCGCGCTAAGACATCCAGTGGAGTGTTTTGCTTCGATCGCAAGATTGAAGTAACTGCGTGAGCGAGCCCCTGGGGAACACCTTCATCCTATCAGCGCATCGATGTCGATCGGCTTGGTGATCCGGTCGCGCGCCCGAATTCCCATCAGCATGGCGAGCGCCACCGCGCCATCGATGCGAAACCGCGCTTTGCTCTTATCGATCTTTCGGAAGCCCGCGGGGTCCATCACCGCCACGGCGTTGGCAACGTTCCAGTTCAATACGGGGTTGTTCGGGTGCTCGAGCTTTTTCTCGTCCAGCGCCTTCATGAGCGCGTCCACGGCCGGGCCCATATCCCGAAATCCTTGGCCCCACGGCACGATCCGCAGCCCATCGCCTTTCGGCGCGCGATTGACCAGGCGGTGCAGATCGTCCGGCGCCTGCGCGGCGTCCTCATAAGCCTGCAGCCCGATGCGATCGAATTCGCGCAGCACGTTCTGCATTCGCCATCGGTCGTAAGCGAGCCCGCGCACTTGAAATCTTGTTGATAGCTCGGCGAGGAACAGAGCGATCACTTCATGGTCGATAGTCTTTCCGGGCGTCGTCCGCAGATGGCCGCTCGAAACCCATTCTTGATAGCGATGGGAGCCGCTGCCGAAATCGCGGGCCGAATGCTCGGCGAGCCACTCGATCGGCTTCCAAAAGAATGCCTGCACCCTGCAGGGATCGGCGACCGAGCCGACGATCAGCGCCGTCAGATCATCGACGCTGGACAGATCGAGGGCGCCGTACACCTCCTCGCCGTCGATGAGCTTTGCCGGGCCTATACATTCGTTCCACATGACCCTCGAGATCAGCGTCGAGACCGGCGACACTCTTTGATTGAGGAACAAGTTGCGCGTCTTCGGCTCTTCCGCTGGCAATCTGATGGCCTTGCGGATCGCCGTCATCAAGTCCTCGCGGTCGCGGAACGTGCCGAGCGCCGGATTGGCTTTCGACCACTGCGCCTCGTCGTTAAGGTCGCAGCCATCGTCGGCGGCATACAGATGGCAGGCGATGCTTGGATCGACGCCCGACAGCCCGTCGTCGATCAGCTTCGATAGGATGTGCTCTGGGTCATTCGATTGCGTCGAGATGACAATGAACAGCGGCTCGTCGCGGGCGCCGAAGCTGGTATCGAGCACGTCATACAGGTCGCGGCTTTTCGCCTGCGCCAGCTCGTCGTAGATGACCACGCTCGGCAAGTAACCATGTTTCGTTCCGGCCTCGGCCGACACCGCCCGGTAGATCGATCCGGTGGCGCGCCCGATCATCGTCTTCGTCGAGGCGATGACGGTGATTTTCTTGCGGAGCTCGGGCTCCTGCTCGACGAGCTGCTTGGCGAATTTGAAGACAATGCCGGCCTGGTCGCGATCGTTGGCGGCGCTGTAGATTTCGCCGTTGGGGATCGCCTCGGGCCCGGCCAAGTGGGCGAGCGCGATGGCGGCGATCAGCGCGGTGTTGTGCGTCGGCGTAAATCCTTCGCCAGCCAGAAACAGGTGCGATGGCGAGTCGACCTGGATGCAGCGCACCGGCACGCTTTCGGTCGGCTCGATCGCGGTAATGTAGTTGCGACGATTCCGACTCGGACTCGGCCTTCGCTTGAGCCTTTCAAGCTTGCGCGCCAAACGAAACACCGGCCGATCAGCATAGGCCCAGAATTGAATGCGATAGCGTGGCCCGCAATCAAGCCCATCGATTCTCGCACGATCGATCTTGAACGAGGCCTTGAATCCCAGGCCCCGGATCAACTCGATGATATCCCTGGCAAGATGTTCGGAGACGGAAACGATCTCGCATTGGCCCGCTTTCGAAACATGCCCGTCCGTATCCATCAAACCCTGCAGCAACGCCATGCGCTGCTCGACGGAGGCTCGGCCGTAGATGCTCGGGATGTGCTTGTCGTTCAACACGCCGAGAGCGCGCAAGGATTTTTGCAAGCAATCTTTGGTGCGGTTGTTTACTCCATCCGAGAGCGACCACCATGTGCAGGTCTTGCCATCCTTCTGGCGCCGCACTGGTACGCCTTCCGCTGCAACCTCCTCTAAGATCGCGTGATCGCGCTCAGAGCAAGCAATCCGAGCCGAAGCCGTGCATCCATCGCCGAGCCATACGCCAAGCGTATACGGTGGCACTGGCAGCGATCGTTGCTCACATTGCACCGCCCTGGCAACAGCCACGGAATAATTGCGCTCAATGCGATCAGCTCGACTCCCAAACAGGACGACATCGTGCAGCATCTGCTCGGTCGTCAGCGTCAACTTTGCGTCGCGAGCCGATCGGCTGCGCACCGTCCATTGATGATCGGCGTCGGCAACGATATTGCTGCCATCAGCAAAATGGACACGGAAACAGCGGCGCCCTAATTGAACCGGCGTCGCGAATGTCACGCGACACGGCGCTCCAGTTTCATCGAACAGGACATCGCCTTCCTTGACGTCGCCCATCGTGGCCCAGCCGGCCGGCGTCGGAAGCGGCGTATCGAGGCTAAGAGCTTTGCCGTTCTTGCGAGCGACCGAGAGGATGGCGCGGCGCACGACGCGACGCGTGCCGCGGTGCGGCTCGTAAACGTCGCGGATGAACCGCTTTTCCCAATCGTCAAGCTTGAACTGCTTGCCCTGCCCGTGCCCGCTCGGGATGGTCAGGTGCTGGATGAAATCGATGACGTTCTTGGCGCGAGATTTTCCGCGCGCGCTCCGTTTGGGCGGCTCGCGGCGATCGTTGCCCGACGACGCATGAACATTCATGCGAGCAAGTCGCCGAATTTCGACGTCGGCAGCGAGTTCTCGCCGAGGATGCCGGCGGCGATGCGGGCGCGCGCGACCGGCGTCATGGCGAATTCGGAGGCGAAGCGCAGCATTTCGGTTGCCGCGCGCTGGGCGGCGCGCACCAGCGGATTGCTCCCGGCTTCGCCGTTGCGCCGGCGGACAACAAAGCCGTTCATCAGCGGGTCCTTGTCGATCATGCGCTGCAGCGCTTCCTCGGCGAGCCGCCAGCGCGCATAGGATTGGCAATACGCCGCGAGCACGGCGGTATCGATCACGGTCAGGACGCCGAGCCGATGGAGCTCGCGGGAGACGCCGCGCCACTCGGCGGCGGCGTAGCCCTGCAAATACGCGGGCGGATCGGGGATGTCGTCGGCGAGCGGCGGGGCGATCTCGCCGCGCGGCAGCGGGCGACGCTGCGGGTTGCCCTGCAGGACGCGCAAATTCGTCGGGGTGGGTCGTCTTCCTCGCAACATGCTGATTCCTCGCGTTTTTCTCGCTTTTTGCGCCCCCCTAAGTCATTGATCGGGCAGGGCTTTTCCCTGGGCATAAATCGCCTAAGTCATTGATCGGGCAGGGTTTTATTCCGGCGATTGCCCTTGCAATAGGGCATAATGCCCTATATGTATTGAGCATCGAAACACACCAAGGGCAATCAAGCCCGGGAGAATTCACAAGTGTCTCACCTCGATTACGGGTTCGGCGTCGAATTGGAATGCTACCTTCCGATCGGCGCGACGCATGCCCAAGCCGCAGCTGCCGTTGCGCGACGCATTGGCGAGCCCTGCGCGTTCGAAGGCTACAACCATCATTTGCGCCCGACTTGGAAGGTCGTCACCGACGGCTCGCTCGGCGATTACGCACGCGGCGCTGAATTCGTCTCCCCGATTCTGCGGGGCGAAGCGGGTCTGCGCCAGCTCGAACAAGTCTGCGAGGCGCTGACCGAATTCGGGTGCACCGTTAATCGCACTTGCGGATTGCACGTGCACGTCGGCGTCGGCAATCGCCCGCTGCAGTTTTTCAAGTCGATCACAAAGTTATACGGCATTTACGAGTCCGTCATCGACGGCATGATGCCCGAGTCGCGTCGCGCCAACGGCAATCTCTATTGCCGCTCCATGACCAGCGCCAGCCCGGCCGCGATCGATCGCGCGCAGACGATGCAAGAATTGATCAGCGTTGCGACGGCGCGCTGCAATCCGCACGTACAGCGCTATTTCAAAGTTAATCTGACGGCGCATGCGCGACACAAGACCGTCGAATTCCGCCAGCACGGCGGGACGTTGGATGCGAAGCGCGCGCGCAATTGGACCGTGCTTTGTCTGCGCATGATCGATGCCGTTGCGCGCGGGGTCAATTTCGGCGCTAGCAGCGAAGGCCCGCGCAATCGCGCAAAGCCGGGGACCGAGACCCATCTTGTCGGCGAAATGATGCTGCGCCCGCAAGGCGTCACGCGGACCGAACTAATTCACGCGACCGGCGGCCCAATCTCGATCCCGGGCAGGGCGCGCGCATGCGGCATTGAATTCATCAAGCAACGCATCGGGCGCGAGGTCCGCTACTTTGCCGTTGTCTCCCAATCCGCGACGATGGACGTTTCGATCAGCGGCTTCTGCAATCTGATCGGGGCGAGCACCGACGAACGAACCTACGTTGAAACCCGAACCGCGACTCTTCAAGCGGCAGCCGCCGCGTAACCCGAAAGGAAAACGAACATGACACAAGTAGATAAATTCGCCCTCAAGCAGTGGCGCGAAATGATGGGCTTCACCCCGCAACACGCGATTGAAGCGCTCGGCTGCACTGCAGCGCAGTGGGGCGCCTGGGAGAGCGGACGCGAGCCCATCCCGCTCTACATCGGGCTTGCAACGCACGCGCTGGCGCTCGGGATTACTCTCGACGAAGGCCCCAACGGCGACAGCAAAGGCAAGTGACATGACGCTACATGAAAAGCTAGTGCACGCGATCTGCGAGTGGGATCGCACCACCAAAAACCAATCGCCGTATGCCGCGGCGATTGCGCTCAAGCGCCTCGCCGAGGGTTGAAGCGGAGATTGCGGGCGGCAAGTCGATCGCGCGCGCGCTCTATGACGGCTTTTGCGCCCGATTGTTGACGCGTCTCGAAAAAGCAGCGGGCGTTCCCGTCACTTACGGGGGCGGCGCGCGCAGCAAGGGACGTCCCGACTGATTTCGCGACGGGGCGCGCCATGCGCGCGCTCTATCGGGTAATCATGCCCACCACGAACCAAGGGCCAGCGAGCCCGGGAGAACTGACGTGCTTTACTTTGCTTACGGATCGAATCTCAATCGCGAGGCGATGGCGCTGCGATGCCCAGCCGCGAAACCGCTTGGACCTCTTACGCTGCGCGACTCTCGACTTGTCTTTCGGGGCGTCGCCGATTGCATCTACGAAGAGGGCAGCGAATGCCCGGGCGCGGTGTGGAAGCTAACTCCCGCATGCGAGGCGTCGCTCGATCGGTACGAGGGCGTCAGCGGCGGCTTCTACCGAAAAGAATACGTGACGATAACCGGCGTCGAGGGCGAGGATCAGATGCTCCTCTACGTCATGAATTCGACCGGCATTTTCCCGCCGTCAGAGGGCTACTACCAAACCATCCGACAGGGATATCGCGATTTCGGGCTGCCGCTCAAGCAGCTGCGCGATGCCGTCAAAGCAGCGTGGGACGACAAAGCGCCGAGCCATCGCGAGCGGCAGCGTCACCGCCGCAACGGGCGCCCCGCGCTTGCTGCGATCAAACGCGACGACGTCAAGAAAAGCGCGCCCGCGAAGATCACGCGCCGCCAGCGCAAGGCGCTGACGACGATCGCCGGCATTCCCGAGGGCGTCACGCTCGACATGATGGGCTCGCTCGGGTTTCACGCCGACGTCATGGACCCGCTCAACGCAGTCGGGTTGGTCCGAACGCACATTGCCACGATGGCGAACCCGAAGGGCATGCGCGTTACGTGGTTTCACGCGACCGATGCCGGCCGCGCGCTCGTCAAGCAGAACTGAAAGGAGACGAACAATGTCACGCGACCCCGAAACTAATCTTGAAATCCTGCCCTGCCTCTGCGGCAGCCCCGCCGACGCGGGCGAGATCGAAGGACAGCGCTTCATCGTGTCCTGCAGCGACGACATCATGTGCGGGCATCAGACCCAGCCCTATCGCAGTCGCCGCGAGGCGATCAACGCGTGGAACGCCCGCAAGCTTAGAGGCGACAACAGCGATCACGACGCGATGCTGGCGATCCAAGAGTTGTTGGACGGCAAGGTTTGGGATGCGGACGCGATCGACCGCGTTGCGCTGATCATGATCGAGGCCGGCTACAAAATTCGCGACACCGACGACGTCGATCGCCCTGATAGTCCTTGACCTATAGGGCATTATGCCCTATACGTATGAATAGCGAAGGGATGTCCTTTCGCATGCCCGGAGCGCAGCCACCCGGTAAACGCTGCACAACAGAAGGAACTACAAGATGACTAGCTTTGCTTTGATCACCCTCAACAAGGTCGCGCCCGAATCTCGGTATGACGCCGAAGAGGGTGCGCCCGAGCGCGTCGAGCCGACGAATATCAACGTCTACTCGATCCGCGCCTTCTACCCGCGCAAGGGCGGCAAGCCCGGCACGCGAATCACCTTCAACGATGGAGGCGGGTTCGCAGTCACCGAGCCGACCGACTACGTGCGCGAGGCGACGATCGCCGTCGCCAAGGGCAAGGCGCAGCCCGCTGCGCCCCCGCCGCCCGTCGTCGCTGCGCCCGCGCTTGCGCTTGTCCCCTCTGCCGAGGTCGACGACGCGCAAGGCGAGTAACTCGCGACTGCGTCCCCGGGCCGCGCCAGCGGCTCGGGGTTTCCCTTCAACATTCCAAGGGGTGTGACCCCGGGAGATTCAAAATGTCCGTCGTGTTCTTCATCGCCTTTTGGCTGCTCTTTTGCTTCCTCGTCGCTAAGTACGCTGGCGATCGTGGGCATAGTCGCTTTGGATGGTGGTTGCTCGCCTTCCTTTTCTCGCCGCTCCTAGCCGGGCTGCTGCTGGCGCTTGTGCCCAATCTTCGCGTGCGTCAATGCCAGTTTTGCGCCGAGCAAATCAGTGTCGATGCAAAAATCTGCAAGCACTGCAGGCACGAAACACCGATCGCCGTCTAACGCGATTTCATCAAGCGCCGCCTACGGGCGGCGTCATGATGCAATCCCGCATCGAAGGAGCGAACATGCGTCACAACGAATATCGCGACGCGATTGCTGCGCTCAATTTGACGCAAAGCGCTGCGGCGCGGTTCGTCAAGGTCGACGCACGAACCTCACGACGCTGGGCGACGGGCGAGATACCCATCCCGCACGCCGTCGCCCTGTTGCTGCGCGTCATGCTCGCCAAGAACATCAGTCCCGCCCGCGTCTACGAAATCAATGGGCTTGAGGAATTCGAACCATGAAGATCATCGCTATCCGTCAGCCGTGGGCGCATCTGATCGTGACCGGCGTCAAGCCCGTCGAGAACCGCTCGTGGATCGTCAACTATCGCGGTCCGCTCGCGATCCTCGCATCGCGCCATCGCGCCCCGCAAAGCATCGAGGAGATCGAGCGCTGCTACCGCGTCCGCATCCCGCGCGATCTGCCGAGGGGCGGCATCGTCGGGCTCGTCGATCTGGTCGATATCGTCGAGGCGCACCCGAGCCGGTTCTTTTCGGGGCCGTTCGGGTTCGTGCTCGAAAACGCGCGCCCCGTCCCATTCATCCCGATGTCCGGGCAGCTCAACATCTGGGACGCACCGCCTCGCATCAAGAAAACCCTGCTCGCAGCCTGAAAGGAAAAAACACCGTGAAAACTTATCGTCTATCGTTTGCTGCATCGTGCTCGCATGTGCCGCAACACCCTGAACGCACCGCCAAGCGCAACTTATCAGGCTTGGACTTTGACGTGATCTATCAGATATGGCCGTCGCGCGCCGCGATGCTCAAGACCATCGATATGCAAGGCAAGCGCGCGCCCCGTGGCGACGACTGGAAAGCATGCAAGATGACAGGAGAAAACGCTCGCAGCCAGCGAAATGGGCAACCTGAAATCAACAAACAATGGGAGAACGCAGATGACGGCCACCACCACTGCCTTATACCAAGCCGCGATGAAAGCCGATGACGGCATAGCGCGGTGCGTTCTGCCCGATGGGTCTGAATTGTTCTGCTGCATCGACCGCGTCGCCGGTCGCAGCATCGTCCGTAAACATCTTCGTACCGAATGGCGGCACAAGGCGGCGACCGAGCAATACTCCAAGCGCATCAGCATTGCCCAAGCTGGCAAACTTACATCACGAGGCTGACGGCGCTACTGCTTCTGATTGGGTGGACCAATGACTTATCGAGCATCAGACGGTTGGTCTTGGTGCCTTTCGCGAGTCGCTCAAGTTCCACAAGGCGACGAACGTGCTGCGCAGCCTCGTCGACGATTTCGCCCGCCGCCCCTAAGCTGCGGGCCTTCGCAGCGCCTTCCTGATCGCCGCCATGCGTCGCGCGACCTTCGGATCATCCCGGTCGAGCAACGCAGTGGCGGTTTTCGATTCCATCGCCTCGCCGACATACTCAAATCCAGCCGTCACGCGATCGATCGCGCGCGAGCGTCTGAAATTAGTAGTGCGCTTTTCCCTCTCGCTGCTGTTAACACCGAGCTTCGGAGCCCGGCTCATTCTCCACTTCGAGCCTCGCGCCATCGCGGCGATCAGCGCCGGATGCCCGGTCGTGATCATGCAGCGGCAGCGGACCCCGCGCCACATGGCGCCGAGAATTTCATTCATCGCCATCCCGATCGAGGCGCCCTGAAAATCCGGCAGCACGACCGAGCGATGCACCTTCATCCGCGTCCGCCGGTCAAAACCCTGGTTGCCGATCAGCGGCAAAAAACCCTGGAATGCCACTGGTCGCCCGTCGATGAAGCCCACGAAGCAGATCGCGGATTTGTTCAGATCGGCGCTCAGATAGTGGTGACGAGCGAATAGCTTCCATGCCGAGTGATGAACGCGGGCAATCTCCAGCTTGATTGCTGGGCGTCCGTGAAGCGACCTCCAAGCGAACGCATTCGTCGCCGGCGTGAAAACCCAATCCGGGTCCAGCCATTCGAGGACATCGTCATGGCACGTCACCGCCACGAACTTCCCGCCGCGGCGGCGCACCGTCTTGGCGACCGCGGCCGAGCCGATCTTGCCGACCGTCCGATCGACGACCGACGTGAACTCGTCGAATACGCAGAGCTCGGGCCGCTCGGCCAGCGCGCGCGCCAGCGTGGCGCGAAACTGCTCACCGTTCGAAAGCACCTGGAACGGACGCACCCAGGACGGCGGCGACGAAAAGCCGACCGACGAGAGCAGCAGCGTGATGTCCTTGATCCCCATCGTGGCGGGGAACGCGTCGACGATCGATTGATTGCTCGGCCACTCGAAGCCGGTCATATACGCCGGGCCGAAATACTCGCGCGCGATCGACGTCTTGCCGCAGCCGCTCGGCCCCACGATCAGGCCGATATTCCAGTCGCGCTGCTCGAGCGGCAACGCCACCTCCCAGGCGAGCTCCACCCGCTCGGCCGGCGGCACGTCGAACAGGCCCTCGAGCTGCAGGACGCGCGGCGTCCGCTCGATCGCCGACGAGCGCTTGACCGTCACGCGACCAGCGCGCGACATGTCAGCCCCTCGTCCTGAAACCGCTTCAAGAGCTGCGTCTGCTCCGCTTCGTTCTGGCACTGAACGACCACGTGGAACTGCGAGTCCAGATTGCCGCTGCCGCCCGCCTGGTCGTCGGCGCCCGGCAGCAGCCGCTGCAGCTGGGCCTCGGAAAATCCCGTCAGCGCGAGAAATTCCGCGTCGTCCTCCCGCAGCGCGCCCAGCTCCAGCGCCAGTAGCTCGGAATCCCACGTCCCGTTCTCCGAGAGCTTGTTGTCGGCGAGGACGTAAGCGCGAAGCTTGGCCGCCGACCAGCCGCGCGCAACGATCACCGGCACCTCGGTCAAGCCCAGATGCTTTGCCGCCAACCAACGGCCCTCGCCGGCCTGGATGACGCCGTCCGCAGAGATGACCAGCGGCATGGTCCAACCCCAGGCCTTGATCGATTTTGCGATCTGCTCGACCTGCCCCTGCGGATGCTTTTTGGCGTTGCGCTCGTTGGGCCGCAGCTTCGCGATCGGCCAGCGCTCGACCTTTTCGGCGAGGAACTGGACGCCGCCGTTGCCGCCGTTGTCGGTTTTCTTTCTCGCCTTCATCGTCTATCCTCGGCAACAGTCAAGGCCTTGAGCGTTGATCAGCCAGCCCGACCATTCCATTGCTGTTGACCAAAGCAGCTTTGCCGGGCTGGCGCCTCTTCCTTCGATCAGCTCTTCCGCCGCCATTGCAGCTGCTTGCGCAACGCCTCGCTCATGCGCTCGTGCAGCTTCATCTCCAGCTCGGCGCGCAGGATCGGCCGCGTCGACCTCGGCCGATCCGGCTGCGAGACCAGCGTCAGCAGTTGACCGTGCTTCCGCGCCCGTCTGGCAACGCGCCGCTGCGCCTTGCGCGCGCGGTTGACCTCATAGCGCGAATGCGGCCGCACCAGCGTCGACGCCGTCTTGGCACCGCCATTGCGCTTGGTGAACGGGCGATTGCGGTGCATGTCCTCAACCTGCCAATCCGACATGACGGTGCCGATGCCGACCTGGCCGAAATGGCGAAGCTGGCGAACCATCGCGCCGATCGTGTACAGCGGACCACTCGCATCCACAGTCACAACGAACATGATCAATGCCTCTCCTAACCCAAAACTCTAACCGACCAAACCCAAACGACCCCAATCAACGTCCCACCGCAGCGCAGGAAAACTCTTGAAATTCAAGCCGCGGCAAATTGTGACCAACCGGATATTTCCTAAATCGCGCGCGGTGGAATGAGGG